CTTATAGGAAACTCGACGGGAAATACCCTTACAAAAGCTACTCTGACAGCAGGGGCAAATATTGCAATTACAAATTCGGGTGGAGGAATTTCGATTGCAGTTAGTACGAGTTTGTCGTCTTTCAATGTTTATACATCATCGACTACTTGGATCTGTCCTGCAGGGATAACAAAAGCCAAAGTAACTGTGGTGGGCGCAGGCGGATCTGCAGCTAGTCATACATCCCAGACTGGAGCAGGCGGGGGTGGCGGCGGTTCTGCTATCAAAATCCTTACGGTAACTCCCGGGGTGACTTATACAATTACTATCGGAACGGGAGGAGCAGCATTGCCCAGCGGAGGTGGAATTAGGAATGGAAATAACGGAGGCTCAAGTTCTTTTTCTGGACAAGATATATTGACCGTGTCGGCTACAGGTGGATCCGGGGGATTCGATACTTTCTATGGGCAGGGAGGTGTTGGTTCCGGAGGTGATTTAAATATCCAAGGCGGGACTGGGGTTGGCTCGGCCATTGGTGCTAATTTCCCGAGTAGTACAGGCGGCGAAACAATATTGTGTGGGCGTGCGCTCTGGGCAACATTTCCAACTTATGGGGGCGGATCGGGGGGAGGGATCAACGATGCCGGGAGTAATCAAGGCGGTAACGGCGTCATTATTTTGGAGTACTAATGTACGCAATATCGTATGCCCCTGATCCAGTCATCAAGTTACCTCGGGATATGCGTGATTACGTCTCTGGGCTCACAAACTCGGACAACCGATATCGACTAGCGCGGATCGCATTTTGCTTTAAGGCGCTTTTGCCCTATAATTGTACACGCATGGGCTTGCTGTATCAGCGAGAGCGTTACTTACCGGAGCATCTATGGCCTATGTAATGACATTCTCCTCTCTTCAAGAGGACGTTCGCCGCTATCTTGAACGCGGCTTTACCGCTGAGAGCGACCCGCTTGTATATGAGCAGCTTCCTAGGCTAATCAATTTTGCTGAGCGGCGCATTGCCAAAGAGCTCAAGATTCAAGGCTTCATCCGGGTGATGGCCGCTGAGATTAAGACTGGAGTTGCAGTTTATCTGAAGCCTGATCGCTGGCGTGAAACGGTCTCTATGACTCTTGCCGGCAAGCCTATCTTCCCTCGTTCTGTGGAGTATGTCCGGTCTTATTGGCCTGTGCAAGCCACTGTTGGAGAAACTGAGTTTTACGCTGACTACGACTATACTCACTGGCTGTTCGCACCAACACCGAACACGGATGCACAGCTCGAGGTGATTTACTATGAGTTGCCTCCACTGCTGGATGACAGTAATACTACAAACTGGCTGACTGCCTATGCACCCAATGTGCTGCTCTATGCAACCTTACTTGAATGTGCTCCGTTTTTGAAGAACGATGAGCGCATAGATACTTGGCAGACCTTGTACGACCGAGGCGCACAAGCCCTTAATGGTGAGGACTTGAAACGCATTATGGACCGTAACACTATCCGGCAGAGGGCTTAAATGACGACGTACTCAGACATTTTTGGCGGCTCAAACATCTATCCTAGTCAGATCACGTATCGGGCAGTGTCCCTGACTGCTGACGTTACAACTCATTGGCCTGAAGAAACATCCGCCGCAGGGGACTTCGTAGCCAAGATTATGGACGTGACCCAAGACGCCGAGGGTTGGATCATCACGATGCCGCGAGCTACCGGCACGAGCAACGGCAACACAATTCTGTTCAACAACATCGGTGCGCACAGTTTTCTAGTAAAAGATTCAGCTGGTACTCAGTTACTCACGGTGGATGCAGGCACCGTATGGCAACTATATCTGACAGACAACACCACAGACGAAGGCACATGGCGAGGGCTGCAATATGGCGCAGCGACTTCCTCTGCCAACGCTTCAGCCCTTGCAGGTACAGGAGTTGTGGCTGTTGGAACACTCCTAAGTCAGTCAGTGCCTGTTACGTCTTTCAGCACTAGTTATACTGCCGCTTTGCAAGACCGGGCCAAGATGTTCGTTTTTATAGGTGGGGCGGGTAAGACGTTAACTCTGACCTCCGCAGCGACAATGGGGAATAATTGGTTCATTATGCTACGTAACTCTGGCGTAGATGCTTTAACAGTTGACCCTGAAGGATCGGCTACTATAGACGGCAGTTCAACCAAGAGCTTCCAACCTAATGAATCTGCAATTATTGTCTGTGACGGAATTGGGTTTTACACCATCGGTTTTGGGCAGTCCTCAACTTTCGCATTTGATTACACTACCGTTGATGTAGCGGGTGCTGCAGGCAATTATACTTTATCAGCGGCTGAACTTAATCGTATTGCTTACTCATTTACAGGGGTGTTGACGGGTGATCGTAATGTGATTGTTCCCGCGACAGTGCAACAATATTGGATTAGCAATGACACCACAGGCGCATTTAACTTCGTAGTCAAGACCCTTGCGGGCACGGGTGTTACACTTGCGCAGGGGCAGAAAGCCATCTTCTACTGCGACGGAGTCAATGTAGTTGATGCTGATTCTTCTACAATTTCTTTGCCTATGCAGATAGCCCAAGGCGGAACAGGAGCACTATCTGCGTCAGATGCTCGTATTAACTTGGGCGGAACATCACTTGGAATTTCGCTATTTACAGCAGCTTCTACAGCTGCAGCCTGGTCTTCATTGGGTAACAGCCCTGGGATTAGTGGGGGCACGTTCTGATGAGCACGCTAGTCTTGCGCAGCCAGCCCGGCATCAAGCGCGACGGGACTAGATACGACGGTGACTTTTACACCGACGGGCAATGGGTGCGCTTTCAGCGTGGATTGCCCCGTAAGATGGGCGGGTATCGCTCAATCACAAAGTTTCTGAATGAAATCAGCCGAGGTATGGCTGCTTATACCTCGATGGGTATGGTGTACGCGCATAGCGGATCAGCTACTGAGTTAAAGCGATTCACCATCAATTCGTCGCTGAGTAGTTCTATCATGATCGATCGCACACCAGCAACGCTGAAGGGATCAACGGCCAACATGTGGATGTTCGACTATATGTATGACCCTACAAGTGTAGCAAATTCAATCATTGCACACGTAGCTCCGAATGGGTCTTGCATTTGCAACAACACAGACGGACAGTTGTTCTACGGCGACGTGCTCGGTGCTGGTGCCTTGACTGAGATTATGGCTCCAGCAAACGCTAACTTCACCGGCGGTGTGGTCATCCTGCACCCATATCTGTTCTACTACGGGTCAGACGGGGTAATCGGCTGGTCTATTCCAGGTGGCCCGACTGATTTAACAGGCGTAGGATCAGGCATAGCCCGCGTATGGGGACAGAAGATTATTAAGGGCTTGCCGCTGCGTGCCGGCTCAGGTAGTGCTCCGGCGGGTATTTTCTGGGCATATGATGCTGTTATCCGTGCAAGTTTTGTTGGTGGAGCACCTGTATTCAATTTTGATGTCTTAGCCTCTGACACGTCCATTATGTCGGCTGCATCTGTGGTTGACTTTGACGGGGTATTCTACTGGGTAGGCGTTGACCGATTTCTGATGTTCAACGGTGTAGTGCGAGAAGTCCCCAATACAATGAACCTGAATTGGTTCTTTGATAATCTGAACCCCGAGCAGCGAACCAAGGTCTTCGCGTTCAAGATTACTCGCTTTGGGGAAATTTGGTGGTGCTACCCTAGAGGGTCTGCTACTGAATGCACTCATGCTATTGTCTATAACGTGCGTGAAAATTCTTGGTATGACACCGCTTTGCCTAACTCTGGGCGCAGTGCAGCAGTGTTCAGCAACGCCTTTGTTGGCCCTCTGCTAGCTGGGGTGAATGCGACTGCAGACGGCTACAAAGTATGGATACATGAGCGAGGAACTGATTCAATCTCTGGACAAGAACTTCTTCCTGTAGAAAGCTACTTTGAGACCTCTGACATATCTTCGCTCATGCAGGGTAACAACGGCTCTCTACGTATTACGACTATCGAACCTGATTTTATTCAGTCTGGTGATATGTCCGTGCAAATTACTGGCCGCGCAAACGCTCGTGCCCCCGAGGTGTATAGCACAGAATTCAAATTCCCAGAAAAGGCTTCCTCTCCTCACGAACAGATCGTTGTGCTTAAAGAGCAGCGACGCGAGCTGCGCGTGAAATTCCGCAGCAACACTATCGGCGGAGACTACCAGATGGGGCAAATAATCGGCCATATTGAGCCGGGTGACAAGAGGGTACTTGGATGATTACGCGTCCTTCAGGCATGTCGTTTCTTGACTGGTCTTCACAGATACAGACAGACCTAGATTCCTATGGGAGTATAGGTCGTGCCGATACGTTTGCCGCTTGGCAAGATTGGGCGGCGCAGCTGATGAACATCACAACCCTGAGTAGAGCATTGCCCGATCCTTATGCGTTTTCAGAGTGGCGAGATTGGGCGGAGCGACTTTGTGGGGCGCTGTCATGAAGTTCATTGGATTTGAACGTGAGCAAGAAGCCATCGCCTGGGCTAAGCACATTATTGGAGTAGACGCGGCTCCCGGACTCTGCAGAGCTATGTCTGCTGTAGACAAGAATGATGAATTTGCTCTAGTTGTTGTGTTTAGCAATTTCACCAGTCGCAATGTAGATATGCATACGGCAGCGGTCTCAGGAGCTGAGTGGGCAAGCCCTAAAGCGATACTAACGATGTTTAACGCAGCGTTCGGATATGCTTTTA